TGCCTGCAGATTCAACATTAGATTTAATTAGCAGACCTATCTATTTAGATGAAACAGATTTAATATCGGTTACAGCTGGTGCTGCAAACGATTTAGCTTTTCATGTTTCATATGTAGAGATGGTAGATTAATTTTAAGGAGGAAAGATAATTTATGCCTAGAATAATTAAACCAGCAGTAGGAAGTTTCACAGCATCAAACATAACTATTGACTCTTCAGGAAGAGTTGTGGCAGCGTCCTCTGGTGCAGGAGCAGCTAACATGTTAAGAACTTTTGTTCAAGCTAGCGATGGTTCTGCAACTTTTACTGCTCAACCAGGAACAAGTAAACTTCACCTGTATTTAAGAGGTGCCGGCGGAGGTGGTGGATATGGTGGTCCTGGAGGTTCAGCCGGAGGTAATGGCGGTCATGGCGGTTTTGGATTTTTTAACGTGCCTGTATCACAACCTTTTTCTGTTCCTTATACGCTAGGCGCTGGTGGAACTGGTTCGAATCGTAACACAGGACAAAATTCTAATGCTGGAGCAGCTTCAAGTTTTAATACAAATTTAGTAGCAAATGGAGGAAATGGTGGAAATAGACATCCAAGTACCTCTCCTGGAAACAATGGCACGCTTTCAAATGAAAGTTATGCTTATATTGATGGCAATACTTATACAGAGGCATCATCTGTACTATTTACACCTGAAGGAATTACTTATGGTAGTAATATTAATACAACCAACAACCCTCAATTTGGTAGCCCTAGTAATAGTCTTAATAAAAGTGATATGAGAATTAGTGCTGGTGGAATGGGTGGAGTTAGAGGTGGAGGAGATCAAGCCCCTGTTATTCAAAATGGAGGATCGGGACAAGATGGATCTTTAGTAATTTATGAGGACATAGGTTAATACCATGGCTTATTTAGTATTTAAAAAGGAAGAGGGTTTGGTTAGAGAAGTAACTACTTTTATTAAAGCAGCAAAAACAGAAGCTGATTTACAAACAGTCCATAATGGACACACCGCTTCAGTGGATATAATTGAAATAACAGATGCAGAATATGATGATTTTGTAAATGGTAACAAAAAATTAACAGTTACAAATGAAGTTCCTTCTTTGACAGATTTAATTTGGCCAGATCCTAATGATGAAAGTATGCTTTTAAACAAAGAATCTTTTGAAGCACTGATGGAGGATTACAAAGAAGGTTTAGTTAAGGCTATAAATAGAAAACCTAATCACTCTCAAATAGGAAAAGTAACAGCTGCTTTAGATTTTATAACTAATTTTGATTCATCAAATATTTCTTATCCAACAACAGACATCGTACAGAAATTAAAAATAGCGGATAAATACGTAAACCTAAATTGTATTTAATAGTTTACTTTCTTTAAAAATCATATATATTTTAATTATGAAAGATAATATTATAGAATTTCTGTACCCTGAAAAAACTAAAAAAATTCTTGAAGAAATTTTTCCAATAAAAGCCACTCAAAATATACCACAATGGTTTAAAGATTTAAATCACTCTTTTCCATTTAAAACTATAAAAGGATGTATGCCTTTTTTAGACACACTTACAGCTGGTTATATTTTAAAAATGCCACAAGATTTTTATGTCAAACACAATCATGTTCAACGCGATAAAAAAGATAGCTCTCGAAATTTTGCTTATGGAGTCTGTGCACAACATTTAGAGGATTTATATTTAAATTTAAACGATAACTCTCAACAATTACATGGTATAGATCAATTAGGTGGAAAAAAAGGAGGGTGTCCTTTTGTTGAAAAAAATAAAAATTTGCCCCTTTATAAAATATTAAACCCTTTTAGAATTAAAACACCTCCTGGTTATTCATGTTTATTTGTCCCTCCGTTAAATAATAAAGACGATAGGTTTGAAATTATATCAGGAATAGTTGACACGGACACTTTTCCTAATTACATTAATTTTCCAATTGTTTTAAATGGTGATAAATATCCTGTTTTAGAAACTATTATTGAAAGAGGAACACCTTACGTTCAGATAATACCTTTTAAAAGAGATTCTTGGAGAATGTTAATTAAAAAGGATAATTTAAAAAGACCTGAGACTGAACTAACAGTAATGGGGAGACTTATACATAATTATAAAAAATTATTTTGGAGTAAAAAATCATGGAAATAGATAAATTTATTAAAGTATACGATGATGTATTTGAATTTACTAAAGTTGCTAGTTTAGTAAAATATGCTGCTGATAAAATTAAATTTGAAGATGCATTAATAGTAAATGATAAAAATAATCACATTATAGAAAAAAATATAAGAAAAACTAAATCTTATGCTTTTAACACAAATAGTTTGACATCAGTGCATTGGGGTCAATATCTACGTTACATTATTCGTAGAGCTTTTATTAAGTATAATTCAAATCATAACACTGTTGCAAAACAAATTTCAACAATAGAAATTTTAAAATATGAAGAAGGTGGTTTTTATAATATTCACTCAGATCACCATCCTTCAATTCCTAGAACTTTAAGTGTAATTATATTTTTAAATAATGATTATGAAGGTGGTGAATTAAATTTTCATAATCCTTTAAATAATGAAATATATCAAACAATAAAACCACATCCTGGTAGATGTATAATATGGCCCTCTAATTTTATATATCCACATTCTGTATCACCAGTTACGAAGGGGACGCGTTATGCGATTGTATCATGGCTAATTTAAATTGGAAATATAAATTAGTACCCAAACTTTTAAATGCAGCTGAAATAAAACTTGCTCGTGAATATTGTATAGAAAAGCACATAACTAATGATAGTGAATTTGATGAATTTCAAAATAATTGTGCCGATACTGGTTTTTATAAAGATCCTTTAATGCAAGTATTTTCAAAAAATAAAAAGAAAATAATAGAAAAACATACTAATTTAAAACTTTATTCAACTCATACTTATTGGAGATGTTATACATATGGTTCTGATTTAAAAAAACATAAAGATAGAAAATCTTGTGAAATAAGTGTTACGATTGCTATCGGTTCAGACGGAAAATACGAATGGCCTATTTATATGGATGGAGCAAAAGTAAATTTAAAACCTGGTGATGGTGTTATATATCAGGGGTGTGAAGTCGAACATTGGCGAGAACCCTATGAAGGAGATTATCACATACAAACTTTTTTACATTATGTCGATGTTAATGGAGAATATTCTAATCACAAAGGAGATGCTATAAATGAAAATCTTGCAAAATAAACACGATGGGTCAGGTAGAATTATATTTACCGATGAAGAAATTAAAATATTAAATGATAGAGGATATTTTGAAATAGATGCACTTACTTTAAAAAAAATAAGTAATCATTTAGTAAAATTAGCTGCTGAAATTCACGAATATTTACCAGAGGAAGCTCTTAAAATACAATCTTTTAATGACGAACATATACAAATTAAGAAAGAAAAATAATTTTTGAAACTAGTTTATTCAGTGCCAGGTAAAATTTGGTGTATATCTAATTTTTTAGACCATGATGTGTATAAAGGTATTCATGATGCTATTATTAAAAATAGAAAAAAAATAAAATTAGAAACTGTAAAAGGTTTGTGGAATGATAAATTAATTAAAAATATTTTGCCTCCTATGAAAACTTCAGTAAATAATTATGAACCTTTTGAAAATTTAAAAAATTTGGTTAAACACAATCCCTACTTTAAAATAAATAATTTAAAAGACATATCAACTACGATTCATTACATGGAAAAAGGAACAGGTATTAATTGGCATGATGATCATAGTTGGAGATATGGGGCTACATTTTATGTAAATCACAAATGGAATAGATCATGGGGAGGTGAATTTATGTTTATGGACAAAAATCGCCATGGCTGGATGCCGCCTGTAGGTAATTCTTTAATTATTGTCAAAGCTCCTATGTTACATAAAGTTAATTCAATTTTAAGTCCAATTATTCCCAGAATTTCTGTTCAAATCTTTATGAAGTAAAATTAGGTGATAGATTTTAGACTTTATTCTAATAAAAATCTATAATATAGTCTTGATATGCTACAAAAAATAGGATTTCAACCAGGTATTAACAAACAAATTTCAGAAACCACAGCAGAGGGTCAATGGGTGGACTGCGATAATGTTAGATTTAGATATGGTACACCTGAAAAAATAGGTGGTTGGAATCAATTAGGTGGCACAGGATCTAATGAATTAACAGGTGCAGGTCGAGGCATGCACCATTTTATAAATAGTTTATCGAGAAAATATTCAATCATAGGAACAAACAGAATACTATACGCTTTTTCTGGTGGGGTATTTTATGACATACATCCTATTAAAACAACAACCACACTTACAAATGCATTTACCACGACCAACGGATCACCAACCGTTACAATAACTTTTAGCACATCTCATGGTATAAACCCACAAGACATCATACTATTAGATAATTTTTCTACAATTACAAATTCTAATTTTGGTTCTTCTGACTTTGATGATAAAAAATTTATGGTTACAACGGTTCCAAATGCAACAACTATTACGATTACAATGCCATCAAATGAATCAGGATCTGGTGCAACAACTTCGGGTGGTATACGAGTACAACATTATTATCCTGTTGGACCAGCGGTGCAAGCAAAAGGTTTTGGTTATGGATTAGGATCTTGGGGTGGAGAAGATACATCTGCTTTAACTACAACTTTAAATGGAGCGTTGTTAGATGATACCGCAGGAACAGGTGGATCAGGAACATCTATTACTTTAACTGATGCTTCACAATTTCCAAGTTCAGGTACAAACTTTATTCAAGTAGGTAATGAAGAAATTTCTTATACAGGAGTTTCTGGAAATAATTTAACAGGCATTACAAGAGCCGTTAGAAACTCTACCAGATCAGCACACTCTGATGGCGCCACGGTTACAAATTCATCAGACTTTGTTGCATGGGGTGAGGCAGCATCTGGTGACTTAGTATTAGAACCAGGTATGTGGTCACTTGATAATTTTGGTGACAAGGCAATTTGTTTAATACATGATAGTGCTGTATTTGAATGGAACTCAGCATTATCAAATGCTACCGAAACTAGGGCTGCAATCATTACAGGTGCACCAACAGCGTCAAGACACATGGTCGTATCTACACCGGATCGTCACTTAGTATTCTTTGGCACAGAAACAACCATAGGTGATACGTCTACACAAGATGATATGTTTATAAGATTCTCGGATCAAGAAGATATAAATAATTATGTGCAATCAGCAGAAACTACAGCGGGCACACAAAGACTGGCTGACGGATCACAGATCAGAGGAGCAATCAGAGGTAGAGATGCAATTTATGTTTGGACTGACACTGCCTTATTTACACAACGTTTTGTTGGTCAACCAGCTGTATTCGCATTTTCACAAGTTGGAACACACTGCGGACTCGTTGGACAAAATGCGTGTGTTGAAGTAGATGGTGCTGCATACTGGATGTCAGAGAATGGTTTCTTTAGATATGCAGGTAAATTAGAATCATTACCATGTTTAGTAGAAGATTTTGTTTATGATAATATAAATTTAGAGTCTGGTAATCAAATGGTATCAGCAGGATTAAATAATTTATTTGGTGAAGTTATATGGTTTTATCCGGAATCTAATTCTTCGGTTGTAAATAGAATGGTGGCTTATAATTATTTTGATTCATCTACAAGAAGACCCGTGTGGACAGTTGGTAGTTTAGCAAGAACAATGTGGAGAGATTCTGCAGTATTTGGTAAACCCCATGCTTTAGAATACGATGCATCCACTGATACATCCTTTGATGTTGTTGGAAACACAGAGGGTAGAACAAGTTACTATGAACATGAAACAGGGACAGATCAAAATAGAAATGGAACAATAACTGCTATAACAGCTAACATATCCTCTGGAGATTTTGACATTACACAAAGAACGGCAAGGGGTGCCACAACAGGCACAGCAGATCTTAGAGGAGATGGAGAGTTTCTTATGAAAATAAGAAGATTTGTTCCTGACTTTATATCACAAACAGGAGCAACTAGAGTGACTTTAGAATTAAGAAATTTTCCAAATGATTCTCAAGCAAGTTCAGCTCTTGGTCCTTTTGATGTGACTAGTTCAACCACAAAAGTAGATACACGTGCACGAGCAAGAGCGATTGCATTAAAAATAGAAAATACAGCAGCTAGTCAGAGTTGGAAACTAGGAACTTTTAGATTAGATATACAACCAGATGGACGTAGATAATGGCAAAGATAGCACAAGTAATAACTAGACCTAGTAAAGAATATGATTTGTTTACAGCAGAGGCACAAGTTAGAGATCTTGATGCTATTGTAGAAAAATTAAATACAACGTTTCAAGAAGAACTAAAAGAGGAAGTGGAAGCATTTAACTTCTTTATTAACTAATGGCTAATTTATTTAAATTTGTAGGAACAGATAATAGCACATCAGGTAGTGCTATAAATCCTTTTGGCACTAATAATCCTTTAACAAATGAAACATATGTAATTAAATCTATTTTAGTTACATCTGAAGGGACACCTACTGTCACGGTTACAAACAATAGTATTACAGCTATAAAATCAGCGGCATTAACAGCAAATGTTACAACAGAATTACTTACTCAACCATTGGTAGTTGAGGGTGGTAATACTTTAACCATACAATCAAGCAACACAGATTCGTTTGATGTAGCGGTTAGCTACTTAAATATTAAGAAAGAGGTAACAACATAATGATTGAAATACAACCAGATAAGATTATAGAAAAGATAACTAACAAGAAAACAGGGGAAAAATACAAGAATGATTCTGAGTGGAAAGCAAAAGGTATACCACCAGAAGACATTAGAAGAGATGTAACGGTGATCATGCCGAGTCTTGATTTATTCCCTAAAACAAAATAAGATAGTAAGATGGCCATAACTAGAGCACAACAAGCAAAACAGATGTTACAAAATGGAGGACGTATAGGACTTCGATTTGGAAATAGAGGTCCTGGACAAGCTTCAAGAGAGTCAAGAGAGTCAAGAGATAATAGAGACAGAGGTATGGGTATGAGTGGTAAACAACGTTCTGCTCCAACTAGAGATACGGGCGGTAGAGATCCAATGGCACAATTTTCACCAGAAGCTGCAGCCACTGCAAGAGAAATGCGTAACGCAACTATGGGTGTTGGTGATAGATTTGTTCCAGATTTTTTACCCACAACAAAAGCTATAGCAAATCTTTTTCAAATTTCAAAACCAACTCCTTTTGATCTTCAAAGAAGAGGTTTTATACAAGCGTTAGGAACAAAACCAGTAATTGGTGGTGGCGGTGGTGGTGATAGTCAAGGGATAATTGGTATACCCACATGGATGCGATTAGGTTTTAGTAGTGAAGCAGAGTATTTAGCATCACTAGAAAAAGAAGATGAAAAAGAAGATGAAGGTTTACGATTAGCATTCAGAGCCGATGGCGGTAGAATAGGTGCACAAGAAGGTGGTATCATGCCCAGACTAAACCAGTTAGGTAGCGGTGTATCTTCTGCAGAACAAACATTACAAGAAATTAATCAAAGATTAGAATCAGCTGAATCTAGTTTAGGTTCAGATGGTGTAAGGTTGCCTGAAATATCTGGTAATGAAATACTTCCCTCATTAGATAGTAGACCCACTAGCCCATTTATGGGTGGAATACCAGCACCTGAGCCACAACGTTTTTCTTCTTACGAAGAAATGATGTCACAAAGAATGACAAAAGATGTTCCAGCTTTTTTTACAGATTTAGAGGGAGTTCAAAGAAGACCAGACGGAAGTTTGTTTGAACCAAAGTTTGGAGAACTACCAGTAGCATTGCCTCAAGCACCAGTCGCAACTAGAACAGGATCATTAGCTAATCTTGGAATGGGCATACCAGCAGCAGGTTACGCGGATGGTGGTAATGTTGTAGGTGGTGAGTTTGATTTTGAATCTGCAAGACAGATGTATGGTCTGGGTAAACTTGTTAAAAAAGTCACAAGAACGGTTAAGAAGATTGCAAAGTCACCGATCGGTAAAGCTGCATTATTGTATGGTGGTTTTAGAGGTTTTCAAGCATTAGGTGGAGGCACAGGAATCATGTCTAAATTATTTGGAACTCCAGCTATAACTGGATCTGGAAGAGATTTTTTTATGGGTATAGGTGGTAAAAGTGCAGCAACTAAAGGTATACTTGGTAAATTAGGTTTAACAGCAGGCGGTGGATCTTTAATGCCAACAGCTTTAGGAAGTATTACAGCAGCATCAGCACTAGCAGGATTACTAACACCAGAACAAGAAGAAGAGGCAGAACGATTAGCAGCAGAAGAAGGTATAGATATAGAAGCAGCTAGAAACTCTATTCTAGCAAGAGCACAAGGTAATATTCCAGGTGATTTTAGAGCAACAGCATTTAGAGCTGAAGGTGGACCTGCAGAGGGTAAAGAACCAGTAGCTAAAAAGACCATGCCACTATTAGACATGGGT